ATCAAAATTTATTCCTTCTTTTAAAAATGGTATAAGATCTAGTGTAGATGACATAGGTAATTCAAAATTACTTTCAACATAATCCCAATTTATTTTATTATTTTTATAAAATTTTACTAAAGACAAATGCGATGGTAAACCGTTGCCTAATATTTGTATGTGCAAATTTTTCATATCTAGTTATAATAATACTGTGAATAAAAAAATAATATTTACTACTGATAGTACAGGTTATGACGATATAGAGTTTACAAAACCACAACCAGCTAAAAATTTTATTCCTGAATGGTTTACTAAAATGCCAATGGATTTACCTATTCCAAACAAATATGGTTTTGTTTCTAAAATAGTTCCAAACTATAAAGGTGCTAGGCATTGTCCAAGTTTTGTAGAAGTTTTTAGAGAAGGTTATGTGTTAGTAGCACCTTGTGATATACATTTGTTTTTTCATAATGGTGAATTTCAAATGAATCCTTCTAATGATGAATTTATAATTAGAACACATGATCCAAAACAATTTTTAGATCACATACCTACTGGAACAAATATAAGAGCAACGGTAAATATAAATACTAATTGGTTTTGTATTACACCTAAAGGGTATAGTCTTAGATACATTCCTATGGTTTTTAGTTTTAATAAAGATTGGGAAGCAAACTACGGTATAGTCCATACAGATAAATTACATGAATTGTCAGTGCAAATATTTTATACATCTGATCAAGATGAAATATTAATTAAACAAGGAACGCCGCTATGTTATGTAGTGCCTTACAAAAGGGAAACTTTTAATTATGAATTTAAAAAGATAACTCCAAAATTAGGTAGAAAAATTCGTAAAGGACATTACAAAGTAGTCAATAAATTTAAATCAGGTTATTCACGTAATGTTGATTAATTCTTTTGTACAATATATAAATAAAGCTGACACAAAAAATAAAACAATCCTAGAATTTGGTGCAGGTTTATCTACAGAATTGTTTTCTAAAAATTTTAAAAAGGTTATTTCATACGATAACAATAAAGAGTATCAAGATAAATTACCTAAGTACAAAAATGTAGAATATAAACTCCTTACTTTAAAAGATAAAGTATATAAAGAAGAAATGAAAAAAGTAGATTATATATTTATAGATAACGATCCACAGTTTATTCCTAGATTATCTCTTATTAAAATGGCACATAAATATAGTAATGATCAATGTAAATTAATATTAGATAATGGTTTATGGAATGTTGAAAGTCAACGTTATTTGCAAGATAATTACTTTTGCAAAGATTACTATGGATTAAGAGATGATGATATGTATACAAATACTTTAGTTGGAGAAATGAAAATACCTAGTTACTATATAAAAACATGAAGATAGAAATTATACCGAGATACAAACAATTTGAAGATTTAATTGCTGCTTATCCACCGCAGCATGCAAATAGATTTATACCAGAATGGTTTAAAGAAATGAAATTAGGAAATGAAATGGCTTCATTTTTAGAGGAGTTCCATGACGTATGGACAGAGAATGCTTTTACTGCTAAGAAATGTCCTGCTATACAAGACTTAATGACAGAAGGAATAATTATACCTTTGTGGGGAAAAATGTATATGGGACATGAGTATGATGATGAAGGTAATCCATTGCAAACATACTACGGTATGACTACTAATAAAGCATTAAACTATAATTTCTTTGGTTCTCATTTTGAAAAACAGGTTAAAGGTATGGACGTTGGTCTTGCAGATTTAGGACGTATGAACAAATCTATTTTAAAATTAGAAAGTCCTTATAAAATAATAGTTCCAGAAGGATACAATCTTTTGTACGTAGATCCGTTTTATCATTTTAGAAAAGAAATAAGACTATTAGAAGGTTTAGTAGAAGCAGACAAATGGGGCTACATTACTTTTCCATTTAGCATACAACAAAAAGAATTTATATTAGAAGCAGGAACGCCATTAATTCAAGTCATACCTTACAAAAGAGAAAAAGAAAAAATAGATTTAACAATACGTAATGGCACAGAAAAAGAATATAAAGACAATCAAATAGAATTGTTAAAAGCACAAACAGCTAGGGTTAATTATAAAACTTATCCTGATAAATTTAATCAATAAACATAGCTAGTCTGGTACAATAATTACATGTCAATGTTAATTATGTTAAAAGAGGGCGGATCTTTATTAATAGATAGTATAGGTTTACCTATAGATGAGGATATAGATTTATTACCTGACGCAGGTGGTGCTGTTGGATCTTTAAGTTTATTTGATATGATTTATTACAACAGTTCTTACTTTACTATTAGCAGCACTGTACCAGGACCAAGCACTACTTTATTTGTAAATAAAACAAAACATTTTTATTCATTAAATGGTGAAGGTTAATGAGGATGATCTTCCATAATGTCTAACGGTAACGGCTTCACAACGAAGGAATACTTGCAATTAATTAAAGAAGAAGTTGATATTGCTAATAAGCGCATTGACGAACTCCATGAAAAAATAAATAAATCACCAACACGTCAGGAGATTTTAGGTTGGCTTGTTGCAATTACGAGCAGCGCAGCTTTCCTTAATAGTATAATGTAACCTATGCAAGGTTACTCTTTATATTGGAATATATCTAAACGCATGATTGCTGTATTTATAGCACAAGCATTAAGTGTTATAGGTGCAGGATCACTTGTAGGTATTGATGTTATACAATCATCATTACTTGCAGGTCTATTAGGTGTAGCTAATGTACTAGAAATACTTGCTAGAAAATATCTCAATGATGGCAAACTTACAATCGAGGAAGTCAATCAAGCATTTGGTATTTTAGATAGCAAGACACATAATGATATGAATGGGAGAGAAATATAATGGCAGATCCATGCTGCGGTGGTGGTTGTTGCGGAACTAAGTAAGTTCCGTGCTACACAAATTTAATACACTTGTTCGCTTATGTATTGTTGCGTTCTTAATAATTCCTTTTCCTGTATTGGCAAATCACGTACCTACACAAACACCATACGATATATCTATTGCTTGTGATAGTGATGGAGACACAACTAAAGGTGACATAACTGTTACATGGCAAGAGAGTGATGGTTTTGAAGATAGTCCACCTGAACGATACGCTATAGCATTTAGTAATGATAACTTTGTAGAAACTAATTATGCAGTAGCTAACAGTACTGGTTGGGAAGAAGCATTGTCTTATAAGAGTTATGTTTTTACTGCTAGCTATAGAGAAAATGTATTTGGTACAACAGCAGATACGTTTTATGCAAAAGTCCGATCTGATAATGACACAGATCAAAGTTATTCAGAGTGGACTTCTATTGTAAGTATTGATTGTGACTATGGTTCTACTCCTACTACAACTGTACCTCCAAAGCCAGAACCTGAGCCAGAACCTGAGCCAGAACCTGAACCAGAACCTTACATACCACCTCCACCTCCACCACCAACACCACAAGAAATTATTGTTGATGTAAAAGTAGAAGGTGTTGATAAGACCTATACACAAGCAGATGTCAATGATGGCACTATAGAGCGTGACCAAGAGCGTGTTGATAATGAAAAAGAATATGGTTGCTTTATGACTAACGCACAGATAGAGCGTGGTGATTGTGACATACCTATACCTGAAGAAGACATTGAGATTATAGAAGAAGAAGATATAATTAAGGAAGAGGTAATAATTGAAGAAGAAATTAAAGAAGATGTGGATGACATCCTTCCTAAGAATGATGATCCTTTACTCGACACACCTAAAGAGGAAGTTATTGAAGAAGAAGTTGTGGAGTTTGAAGAACTCCCTATTGAGTTCGAGATTATTGAATTTGATTTGGAAGATATTGTTACCGAAATCGTGGATGAGATACCAATACAAGATGAAATAGAGGAGATTAAAGATGAAGAAGTTAAAGAGAATGTCAAGGAAGTTTTGGATGAGCCAATACAGGAAATTATTGAAGAGGATATCGACAGAGAGATACTTGAAGCACCGATTAAAGAACCCATAGAGCTTACTGAAGAAGAAGTAGAGATAGAGATTGCACAAATAGAAAAGATTGTGAATCTACCAATAACAGAGGAGACTAATGAAGAATCTAAACAAGAAGCAATACAAGGATATGTACAGGACCTTACCGAAGAAGAAGTTGTCGAAGTCCTTGAAGAAGTAAATGACATTGGTGTACAAAATCTTGATAAAGCTACAAAAGAAATACAGGAAGTTGTGCAAGCTGTTGTTGAAGAAGCTATTGCTGATGTACAAGAACTAACAGAAGAACAAGTAGAAGTAGTTGCAAAAGTATTACAAGTAGAAGCAGCTGACGTAGAGATCATTGCTGCAGCTGTAGAAAAAGATGAAGCAGTTGCAGAAGCAGTAGAAGTATACGTAGCTAAAGCTGTAGAGAATAAAGACGTAGAGAATTACACACTTGCTGACGTAGTAACAGAGGTACAGACAGAACAATTTCTAGCAGATCCAATAGGATCTTTTGTAGATATAAATATACAAGAGATAGATCTAGGTGCTATTGGTAACGATATGACTAACGATCAAAAAGAAAAAGCACAAGAGGTTGTAGTACCAGTTATCATAGCTTCGCAAATTGTGGCTAGTGTGCAAGTCGCACCAGTTAGAATGAGACGTAGAATATGAAATACATAAAGAAATTTTTTAATTGGTTATCAGAGATAATTAAAGAGACAATAGCACAAACATTTACTTTGCTAGGTTTTTTTATAGCATGGCTAACATTAACTGGCACAGCTAAGGACATAGTTGGAGTTGCTATAATAATAAGTATAGTTTTATGGTTGTTAACTATAGGACTACGTAAAGATAAAGACGATCAACCGAAAAAGAAAGTGAGCAGATAATGCCATACGATAAAAAAGGTAAGAAAAAAAGATACTCTTCTAAGAGAATTAAAAAAATGAAGTAGGTATAATATAGTATGGCAAAAAGTAAACCAGTATGGGACAAACCACGTCCCAAAGATCTAGGAAAATCTAAAAAACTTACACCTTCACAAAAAGCTAAAGCAAAAGCTAGAGCTAAAGCAAACAATCGTAAGTATCCTAATATGATCGACAACATGTGGGCAGCTAGCAGATAGTATATTTTGAAAGTATCTTGTCCTAAATGTGGAGAACCACTTGGCGTACAGATAAAACCTTATAAATTATTCTGTACAAATCCTGATTGTTTAGACTATAATGATGTAAACAAGGAGTCTAAATGAAGATACAATTAGTTAGACATGAATTTGGAATTGACGCAACCAATGGAATGTTGTTTATCAACGGTAAGTTTGAGTGTTATACACTTGAAGACCAATATCAAGTAACCAAAGTATATGGTGAAACCTGTATACCTGAAGGTACATATCCTATAAAGTTTAGAAAAGAAGGTGGCTTTCACAATAATTATTCTAAGCGTTATCAAAATTCACACTACGGTATGTTAGAAATAAAAGACGTACCTAATTTTCAATGGATTTTATTTCATGGAGGGAATACTGATGAAGATACCAAAGGTTGTGTGCTTACAGGATCTACACAGCAAGTGTTAGATGTAAGCAAAGACGGATTTATTGGATCATCACAAAAAGCGTACAAAAAAATGTATGACCAGGTTGCAAAAGTATTACTACAAGGTAAACCAGTTACATTAGAAGTAAGTAAGATAAATTTAGATGGTGCTGCCGCACCAGAACAAAGTTCCGATAGTAAAACGTTGGATTCTATTCACGAAAAAGTGACACGAATTGACGCTAAACTAAAGGGAAGACCAATAATATAGACTGGAGATAATATGAGTGATGAACTCAAAGCACTTATCGAAAAAGTTGTATGGACATTCATTGAAGCATTTGGTTCTGCTTTACTTGTAGGTCCTGCACTCGACTTAGACATTACAGCAATCCAAGCTGCAGCAATTGCAGGTGGTGGATCAGTAATAGTAGTACTAAAAGAGTATGCAAAAAAACAACTCGCAGGTAAGTAAACTTACTGCAACCCAACAGGACGTAGCACACAACGAAACTAAAGATGTAGAATCCCACCCTAATGGTTGGGAACCAGGCGTTACTTTTGATTACAAAACTAAGACTGGAACTATAACTACAAGACCTATGGACAACGCTAGTCCAGAGTTTAATGATCTTTTACAATCTTGGGGATTCGATCCTGACAAGTATTCTATTCTTAATGACACTATCCGTGTAAGCACGTGGGATATGAATATGGGCAAAGGAGACGTGCAACAAGCATGGGCATACAAAGCACAGATTGTGTACAAAGAACATGCACTAGACAAAGAAGATTATGATCGTATATCTAAGTGGATCCAGACTTACAAGCGTAAAGCTAAACCTAAAGTAACAAAACCTAAAGCTAGTTTTTTTGTTGCTATATCTGATCTACAGTTAGGCAAGCGTGATGGCGGTGGTACTGAA